TTGGCCAACGACATGTTGGCTTTCAAAGCTTGCTTGACTGGCATTTCGCCAACCACCACTGTGGGCTTCTTTGTGGGTTGCTTGTATGTAGCCATCTTAGCCTCCGCGACCAACAGAACGCTGGTTCATGACCTTGGCCATGTTGCGACCATACTTGAGCATATCGCTGTTTGTTTTGCCACCAGCTTTGAGTTTGGTTGGGGTCTTGCCGGGGTGCATGTTTTTCTCATGCTTGCCAACAGCAGACTTAATCATCTTCTTGTCTTGGGCTAAATCTTTCTTGTCCATATCAGGCTCCTATCTGTACCGTTACTGTACCAACTTGCACCGCTAATGCCAAGTAGTTTGGCGTTAGTCCGTTATCAAAATTCCTCGACCCACCAACAGGGTTCCAGCCCCATTGAATGTCTCGTGAACCACCCGTCAAAGACCCTTGCGAGTTTGGCCCCGCTGTCACGTACGTTGTATCGCGACGAGGGTTACGCACTGCTTGTGGGTCGTCTACTGGGTACATGCCCAATTGCAACTGCGGCTGATCTGGATCCCAGCACGTATCGCACACAAGCAAATTGTAAAGCTTTGTCTTGAGAACTTCTTTCTTTAGTGCAGTCAGTTTGAACTGAAAGCCGCAGCGATCGCACATGGCGATACTGTTCTTACCAGAAGCAAACCGATTGCCCATTTACGTACCACTTCCAATGAACATCTGACGGGGCACAAACCGAACAGCGGCTTTCTCACGGTCTTCGTCCGAAGCCAACTGCCAAGCCTCATCGTACTGAGCTTTGAGCACATCAAGGCGCTGTGCGCCATCGGGAATCTTCAAAGCCAAGTAGTACGCCAAACCTGCCACCATGCAGTTTAAGAATCTGAACGGCACATCCATTGTGTTTACACCGCCACCAGCATCGTCAATACGGCGCATGCGCCAGTACACGAGTTGGTACGTCTGGCTGTTGTCTGGGGTTGGCCACACAGTGATTGAGGGCAGGTTTTGTGCGTACACAGGTGCGCTGATGGCGTGCCCTGTCGCTGTTGTTCCCGCTTGCCCGCGTGTGCAGTACAGCAGTTGGTTGCCGCTGATTGAGCCGTAGTTGATGGTCTCTGCGCCAATCAAGACAAAGCCTGTGGTTGCCAAACCTGCAGTAGAAGCTACTGTGATGGTTGTGTCTGTGGCTGTGATAGCCGCTGTTAAGGTTGTGCCGATGGCAGAACGCTGGCCATCTAAGCGCTGAAACCACAACTGAATTGGGCGAGCTTGCTGAAGCTTGTTTGGAATCGTGGCATACGTAGAAACACTAATACGTGTGATGGTCAAGTCAGCTTGGGTAGATGCACTACCAGCGCCTGTACGGATCACATGTTCCAGCAAGTCCACTGTGTCTGTTGGCAGTGCGTATGTGGCAAGCCCCGGAGTCAGGTTGATTGTGCCCTGCTCAAAAGTCCACATGTTGATGCCGCGGTTTGCCCAATCGGCAAACATCAAGTTCAAGGAACGGCGAGCCGTGCGCAGGTCATAGCCCGTACGCAATTCTGAGCCGCATCGCTCAAACGCTTCTTCAACGATCTCAGAAAGATCGAGATTAAAGGCCGCTGTTCCTGAGATGGTCATCTAAAGCCTGCCGTTTTCTTTGCAATCGTTTTTGGTTGCGCTACGAATTGTTTTCCGGCTTTTTTGCCAGCACGTTTCGCACGCGTTGTTGCAGCGTACTCAGCAGGACTGAGACTTTTAATCGCAGCACTAGGAAGGTATCGCTCACCCGTGTCAGAAGATTTTTTACCACTTTTGGTTCTCCATTTCTGGTCGCCCCAGTCCTTCAATGATTTCTGAGGCGCTTTCAATCTCGGTAACCCCCGCCAGCCGCCTTGTACTTCTTGGCAACAAGCTGAGCTTTACGAGCCGACCACTGACCTGCGCCAGTGCCATGAGTAGCCGCGGCCTTGACCTGAGACACAATCTTCTTGCGAAGACCGGGTTTGGTGTAATTGCCTGCTTCGTTGACTTTCCCACCGTCTTTGTATTGAGTAAAGTCAGTGTCGTCACGACGAGCCTTACGCTTGCCGCTTGGCATCTTAGAGGGGTTGATGTCCCCCATACCGCGGCTGGCCATCATGATTACACCATCCTGCCGCGAGTTTTGCCTTTGATGGCAATTCCATCACCACGACTAGAAGCAGAACCCATAGAAGGCTTGGACGTACGCACAGAGCCCATCTTAGAAGCTTTGACGGAACCGCCACGCTTGAACGTCATATCTGATGTTTCTGTATTTTCTATGCTGTTTAAACGTTCAGAACCTTTTGGATAACCAAACCTGCTTGCAGCATCTTTAGATTCAGCGGGGGTCATCTTCTCGCCCATCTCAGGCCCCAATTCGGGTTTAGTCGATGTTTTTGGTTTTGCTAGTTCAGTCGTGTACTTTTTACCATTAAAGGTAAAAGTCTTGTCGCCGGCAGAACGTGCCGCACGGAATGCTTTTCCAAATGCGCTAGTAGCCATAATTAACTCCTTAGCAGGTTCTGCCGCCGGATTTCATTTTAATCATTGTGCCTTTGGTTTTACCCTTAGACGCAACACCATCACGGCTAGGAGCCGCTGTCTTAACTTTACCCATTGATGACATGCCGCCGCCAGCCATTTTTTTAGCTGGAGCGCCTTTTCTCTTAGCCATCATTGCCATGAAGCCGGGATTCATTTTGGAAGCCATAGTATCACCACCTTTAGAAAATTTGCGGCCCTTGTCCGCTTGGTTAAAATCTTTGCCCACAGATTGCGGAACTCCCACTTTCTTAGCAAACGATGGCGAATTCGCGATCGCTGCCATGAAATTGTGCTGTTTTTTGCTTATGCTAGGCATCACTTGCCCCCTGAATACCAATGTGCAAGTTGAACTAACCCTGCCCCAACAGTACCGCTTGCACCTGCCAACAACATCAACATCTTCCAACCACCTTTAGCTTCAGACAATGTCTTGTCAATAGCCGTCAGCGTTGCTTGCATGGTTTTCATGTTTTCCAACATTTTGTCCATGTCATTTTGCAGATGGGCAATGTCCGCGGCGTGAGTAGCAAGCTCTCTGGCGGTCATGATGTCTTTGTCGTCCATACTAGCAATTCCAAGCCCGAAGGCTTTTGTTGATGCGGGAGTTCGGGTCTTTCTTGGCCTTCTCTCCGGTCAGCTTCTTCTTCATGCCTTCCATGCGGGCGCAGAAAGAGTCGCGGCGTTTGCCGCCCTCGGGCTGTGGAGCCTTCAGGCCCGGCTTGCCGGGGTTTGCCTTGTTGTAAGAGGCCCGTCCCTTGGCGTTCAAGCCGCCCTTCTCGGACTTCCCCTCTTTGCGTTGCCATGCTGGAGATTTAGCCATAAAAAATTGTCACCGCGTCAGCGTTGCCTGTATCACAATAAATACCGTTTACTGCGCGAATACCTTCAGCCGGAATCACAACGGTGTGTGCGCCAGCGGCGGTTACGCCCACTCTAAGTAAAACTGTGCCAGAAGCGGCAGATGCGTTGTCATAGAAAGTAACAGGGGTTGCACCGCCCGTACCCACAGACACGTACGCACCCTTGAGACGGACAGGGTATGCAACCAAGGCTGCATCTGCCGCTGTATACGCGCTCTTTACGTCATATTGCATCGTCATAATCAAGCTCCTTTAAAAACGGGGCCAAAGCCCCATGGGTTGATTAAGCGGAAACAGCGCCATTCAAAGCAACAATAGCCCAACCAGCAGCGGTGTAGATCAGCATGGCAGACTCACCAACGCCAGTAAAAGTAATGGTCGAGAAACCAATCTTAGTTGTAGGGGTCAAAACAGCAGAGCCGCCATCTACAACGTGGGTAATGATCTTGATTTCACCAGCAGTGCCGTTAGCCAAAGTCAAAGCTTGTGCCGCGCCTGTGGTTGTCAAAGCAGTGAAAGCGCTAGTAATGTTGACTGCGCCAGCGCCAGACAAAGATTGAACGCCTAGAACAACGTCAGTACCAAAAGAAGAATTGACAGTGACAGCGCCAGTAGTGCTGTTTACAGTGATTGATTGAAAGCCGTTTTGCGAGCGAACTGGGCCGTTAAACGTGGTATTTGCCATGATTTTTCCTTACATGCAAGTGGGGGTGCTCTGTCTGCATGTCGTCAGCCGGGACTGTCAGAACACCGGATAAGCCCGGATTGAAGTCAATATACAACAAAAGAAAAGGGGGCACAAGGCCCCCAGTATTATTTTTCGCTAACAAAACTGTTTAACGCTCTTGCTCGTTCTAAAACTTGCTCAAGCGTAGGCCAAGTCGCGGGTTCATCATGCGATTTTTTAGCGTGGTACTCTGATTCAAGCATTTGACGGGCTGTTTGCAGCATTTCAAAGCGAAGTTGGAATGGATTCATGTGTGTGCTCCTATGTGTGTAAGCGGGGCGGAATTACCCCGAAGCCAATATACAACAAAAGAAAAGGGGGCACAAGCCCCCTTCTCCAAATATTTCCGAAGAAATATTAAGCGCCTGCAGAACCCCACATGCCGAGGGGATCAGACCAGCCGAAGCTGTAACGCTCACGAGCTTTGTAGCGAACGTTACCAGTATCGAAGTCACCATCCATTGAGTTAGCCAAAGGCATACGCTCAAAGTGCTTCATGCCGTTTGGCACGTCGGTAATCAAATACCAGCCGTTGCTGTCGGTCAAGAAGTGGTTAACGGTGTAACCTTCTGGGATTGCGCCCATCTGCTTCAACGCGTTGATGTCGTTGTCAGCAGTAGAAACACGCAGTTCAGTGTCAAGCAAACGCTTGGCAACGAACATCAGTGCTGGAGGAATCACCATCTTACGGGGCTTGGCGGCGATCAACAGACCGCGCTCATCAGTCCATGCGGCGATTTGAATCACAGCATTTTCCAAAGAGGTTTCGTTCAAGTCAACACCAGTAGTCGGGCTGTTGAAGTTCACACCACCGTTAACGAGTGGGTGACCAACGCGAGTGCTAGAAGAGTTCACACCGAACAAAGAAACGCCGTCACCGCCAAGGTAGCTACCGCTGAAACCGTTGTTGATAACGGAAGCAGCTTTAACTTGCTTGGTGTAAGACATGGCACGGGCCAAAGCCTTGGTGTAACGTGCAGACAAAGAGTCATACAAGTTATCTTCCACAGCTTCTTCAGTGATACTGAAGCCCAGAGCGATAGTCTCGTGGTTGTAACGTGCGGTGAAGGCTTCCTGTGCGTTGTCATACGCAATTGAAGAACCCTCGTTCTTGACGGGAGCAGAACCAAAGCCAGCAAGCTTTGTCTCTTCTTCAAAGCTACGCTCAGATTTCTCTGTTTCGTAGATTTCTTTGTGCTCTTCGCCGTAGCGTGCGTATTCCATGCCGAACAAAGCGTTCAGGCCGGGGAGCAACTCTTTAAGTAGTTGTGCGCGTGAAATTGCCATGGTAGTTTACTCCTTACAGGCCAACGTTGTTTAAGTACGAATGGGCACTGGGATTGAATTTAACAAACACATCAGTATACGCATCGCCAATTTCTGAGAAGCCTTCCAGTTCAACAAAACCAACAATACGGAAAGCCGCGGCAGTGGTTACCACGGTTGATTCCAAAGCGCTGGTTGAGTTGCCTGTGGTGGTCGACCCAGTTGAAGTGCTCTGTACAGCGGCAAAGAAGGTGTTAGTGCCCAAAGCAGATTGAGCGGCAGAACCGTCAAGCTGTGCTTGGAAGGTAACAAACGGGTCAGTGATGACCTTGGCTGTTACTACACCGGTTGTGCCGGAAGGATAGTACTGAGAGTTAATCACTTGACCTTGTGCATTGACATATTCGCAACCGACGAAAACGCCGATTGCACCTACGCCGTTGCCGCCAAGGTTGTTAGTCGTAATGTCGGCACCAGTGGCGGTAGAGATGGCTAGATAGCCGTCCGAACCAATGATGACTACTTGACCGTAGAAAATGTTGGTGGCTTCGCCAGCAGGATCAATCAGAAAAGTCTGAGTTGCACCTGCGTAGGGCATGCCATCAACGCGGTTTACGGGGCGAAGCCCGTAGGGAGAAGCGGTAGATGCCATTTAAGGACTCCTAAGTTATTTAGAACCAGAACCAAACCCACCACGCGTTGAAGACGACTTGCGTTCGGCAAACAACGGCATGCGTGAGTCATTTTGTCGCATGAAGCTATTGTCTACTGAGTCCATCTGGTTTTGAGCTTGCTGGTTATAGTACTCATCTCGGGCTTCCGCTTTTTCTTTGGCTATCTTGCAAAGCATGAGGCCACCGATTTCCACGTTCCCAGATTTTTCATTACCCATCATCATCAATTCCGGATGGTCAGCTGCCTTCACCGGCTCCCAACCTTCACGCATTCTGCGTGATACATTGGTCACTTCCGACTGTCCCAGCACATGAGTCGCTACCCAGCGATACACGTAGCCCGGTTCAGGCGTTGGATCAGGCAAGTTTGTCGGCGGTACGTATACAGCACGAGCAGATTTTTCGCGTGACACCAAGTCACGATTTGTACGGTTTTCAGCCATTCGATTTCTCCATTTTTACCAATTCAGCAGCATATTGCTGCGGGGTTAAGCCAAACTTTTTTGCCAACGAAACTTGCGTTGGGCTTAGTTGGACTCTTTTTGCGCCTGTCGAACGAGTCGCAGAGGCAACAACCGTGGAAGGCTTTCTGGAGCCATCGCCGGACTTCGGCCTGCTTTGTCCACCGAAAACATCAGGGAACGTAGCTTTCATGCGAGCATCAATGCGCTCGAAATATTCGTCAGAGCGGGGGTCTATTCCCGAGTTCACTAGTTTTTGATGCAGCCCTAGTGAAAAGCTGGTGAGTTCCTCGTACCCGGGTGATCCGAACCACTGGTTTCTTGCCTGCCAGCGCAGTGTTTTGTCATCCGGTTGGACTTGTTCGGGTACTTGTTGACTAGTTTGTACAACATCAGAATCGATTTGTAAAGGGGTTGGCTTGAAATTTTTTGCGGCTGTCGCACGCATCTTTGCATCGGCCAACTCTTCTTGAGCAGCAATAATTGCATCTGTGTCAAACGCTTCGTGTGCATCCTTAAGCTTTTTACGGGCCATGGCCAGTTCAGCTTCGGTTGCACTTTGAATCGTGACAGCGTACTGCTGCTCACCATTGTTCACGTATTGTTTAAGCTTGTTGTTCTCGGCCAACAGGTGTTGGGCCATTCTCTCAAGCTCTTGTTTTTCGCGCATTGTCGCTTCTTTGACACGGCGCTCATCGTGACGGGCATGAGTGAGTTCCTTGATGCGCTTTTTAACGCCCTCAGAGTAATTCTCAATCTCGTCATCGGTTGGATCGGCGACTTCCCTGTCCAAAGGCTTACGGCCTCTGTCCCGTTCGGGGGTGTCGTCTACGATCTCTATTTCGACATCTATATCAGACGTATCCGCAGGTGCGGCCTTGTCTTCAATTTCGTCTGGGAACTTGTATTGTTCAGCCATTTTCTTCCTTTCAAGCACGGGTTAAACCGCGGGGGTCTTGCACAACAGCATCAATTTGGTCATCATTGATGAGACGGAACTCCTTGCCAAAGATTTTGAATCTTGTGCCGGAGTAAGTACGTACTAACACAAAGTCGCCTTCTTTACACCATGCGCCTGTGGGGAACTTGGTGGTGTCTTTGTACGCATCGGGGCCTACACGCAGTACAAACAGCACCGTGGTGGCGTGTTCTTCTTGACGCATAGTGGCTGTATCTCTCACGAGATCAAGGGATGTACCTGCAATCTTTGCTTCAACTTCAGGCACTACGCAAAGCAACTTCCAACCTGTGGGGGTCGGTAGCGCTCCAGCTTTGGTTTCCTCGGTATCGTCTTCTTCTGGCATCTCAACGGGTTGGATACTTTTAGGCAAGACAATGCCCGGTGGCAAAATGAGTTCACTCATCTGATTGTTCAACTTTCTGTAGCAGGTCAAGGAGATAACGCTCTGCAAGGGCTAGACCCGAAATAATCCCGCAGAGTTTTTG